AAAGAAATGATTGATATTTTAAAAAACCATAATAAAGAAAATATCAAACCTGAATAAATTTCACACAAGTAAGGAAACCCTCAATTGTAGTGTTAAAATAAATTATATCTTTGGTTTTTAAAACTTTAGAGATATGAAAAAATTAATAGGCTTATTACTACTTGCATCTATAACAGGATGCACCGTAATAAAAGCCCCAACGGTGTATAAAGAGGAAACCGACAGTAATTTTACCGAACAAACTAAAGACATAGGTCAAAATTTAGTAAGTTTTACTATCGGCACATACTCTAATGCCATTATTATAGACAAAACACCACAACCCGAAAGCAAAAACCTAAAAAACACCACAAACCCTTCAGGGGTATTTTTTAAAAAAGGCGATGTTTTAATTCACCACACTTCTATAGGCAAAACAAACTACTATTTTCCCGAAAACTCAATTAACAATGCAGGAGTGAGCGAATCATTATTTGGCATCGCAATGGATTACAACAGCAATGAAGCTCTGTTATACATTCACAACGGTATTTCATGGACATACGCCAGACTTAAAGAACCTTTAGAATATACACCCACCACGCGCCCAAGTAAAACAGAAAATTATTTCGAGAAAAATTTCTTATATAATGGCAAATCGGGAAACATAATTAAATTTACTTATAGAGAATTTTCAAACAGCGTGGCGCGCCCAGCTTTCACGCAGGACATTCAGTACGATCTCAACGAAAGCAACATTATAGGATTTCAAAATATGAGAATGGAAATTATCAACACATCAAACACCTCTATAACCTATAAAATAATTAAAGGTTTCACAAAAGAATGAAACCCCTAACACTACTACTATTTTTATTCCCACTATTTTGCACCGCCCAGTACATCGGGGTAAACGAAATAGACGAATTTACCGGCGCAAAAAAAATACAGGTAAATTGTATAACCGGCAAACGGTGGGGACAAAGCGACAGCATAAGCGATAGTATGTTTAACCCCGTATTTTTAACCGGGCAATATATAAAACCAAAAGACACCCCCGGATTTTACTTTTTAACCTTTAGCATTCAAAACAACGTAGGCGTGTGCTTAAGTGAGCACACAGGAAAAACCATTTTATTATTTGAAGATAAATCTACCTTAGAACTCAAACAAATATCTGAAACGGATTGCGACAGGGTAAATTTATTAGGCAAATACGAAATCAGTTTAAGCGATATCGAAAAACTATCAACCAATACCCTTAAGAAATTCAGGATTTACACCACCGAGGGTTATAAGGATTATGAAGTTTACGCAAAAAAGAATGACTTAATAAAAAATACATTTGCCGTTTTAAAAGCCACGGCCGCACAATGAAACCCCTAACACTCCTATTATTCCTTTTACTGTTATCGTGCAGCAGCGGCCACCGGCAGGGCTATATTACCGCCACGCAGGTACAGGACAGTACATTTGTAGCCGGCCCGCTCGATACCCTTGCAGCCTACCGCAAATACCCCGGCCAGCCCCGCACCATAAAAGTAAAAGCCTACACTAAAAAAGACGGCACCACCGTAAAAGAACATTACCGCACACCAAAAGAGGGGTAATAAAAAAAAGCCCCGGAGGGCTTTTAATTTTTACTATCCGGGTTAATAATATCTAAATTAGAGCGTTTCGCTAAATCATGAAATTCTAAATGCACGCCAATTAAGGATAGTGCGTGTATAAAAGTAGAAATTTTGTAATCAGGCTTCTCTACCTTACCCATACGCAAAACACTATACACCTGCTGTTTTCCCATACCCGCATTAATAAGGTGCTGCGCGGTCACACCTTTATCTTTCATTAATTCTTTTAAATATTCTGCTATGTTTTGGCAGGCTATTTCAGTACGTTCATCTATATTTGCCATGAAATTTAATTAGTTTTATTTTTCAATTCTACAAAAGAAAATGCCCCCGTGCCTGGGGGCATTTTGTGTTATTTATTATCAACTTCAACAACCCATTCAGAAACATGGTCTTCAATTTGATATTTAATAATATTAAACAGTGCTTCGTCATGTTCTGATCCGTCAAGCTCAGTAGCATCATCATAATCCGGCATGTTTGAAGTTGTAGCTGAAAATTTTTGATACTCATTTTGATAGCATAATTCAACTGTAATTTTTTTGTGTCCGTGTCCTGATGTTGTTACCTGTGAGTAATTAATTTCTAATTCTGCACCCACGAATGTAATTTGTTTCATAATGTTAAATTTAATTGTTATTATTGTTTCAATTCTACCATACAAATATACAAAACATATTTGAGGTATCCAAAAGAATACCTTTTTTATTTTTGATTTATTTTGTTATAAATATAACAATCATTCAATAACCTTAAACAGCGCAGCATCGCGCACATTTACATCAAAACGCGATTTATACCAGTTATCTACATCATCGCGCTCGTGACCCATAAGCTCGCGAATTAGTTCCGGGTCTATCATTAACCCTTTAGCCGTGTTTGCAAAGGTATGGCGCGCCACCTTTATTGCCAGGTTACCACCATCGGGCAGCACATCAATACGCAGGGCCTCATTTTTATTTTCAGTGGCCGCCGTGGCCTGCCGGGTTTGTATCTCAATTAAAAATTTTCCCTGCCGCCGCCTGAAGTTAGAGTAAAACTGGTCTGTTTTTTTCCACGGGAACAAATATTCACCATCGGCCGCCGCGTGCCGGTCTATTATCGCTTTTGCTTTAAGGTGTACTGCCAGGTCTATAATAACATCGGTTTTGCCGCGCTCAAAATGCACGCGCCCTTTGCGCACCTGCAGGCGCTTTAAAAAATAAATATCGTTAAGGTCGCAGCCGCCAAAGTAAAATTGCAGCAAAAATAAATCACGCGCCCGGCCATGCTCTATACCCAGCTTGAGCGTTTCCAGTAATTTCACACTGCTTATATCAAGATGTTTTTTGCGCGCCTGGCTGCTTTTTACTTTCAGGTCCTTAAAAATATTCACGAATGGTTTTTGCGAAGGCAGTTTATACAAATCCAGCGCCGCGTTATACAACATACGCACAGACCGCAGGTACAGTGCCACGGTACTTTTACTATTACCCGCCAGCAGGCGCTGTTTTTTAAAGCGCAGCATTAACTTAGAATCAATATCTACCACCGCCACAGCGGGCGCACACAGGTTAAACTGCACCATAGCGTTATCTATACTCCTTACATACCCGTTAATCTTGTTGCGCGCCTTTAAATCGCCCGCCTTATCATGCACCGCAGCCAGCGCCACCTGCCCGGCACGCCATTCGGCACAAAATTCCTGAATTGTAATACCCGACGTGTCTTTTTGCAGCACCTCTTTAAGCACCGTGGCCGGATCTGTATATTTACCCGAAAAAATCATTTTCTTTGCACGCAACTTCAGGTCCAGTATCTTTTGCGCCATAACACCGTAATACGGATGGTCATCATTCACCATCTGTGCGTTTGCCTCAAAATGTTCCGGCCAGCTGCGGCCAATAATTTTCATTGGGCGCGCCTGCCCATGCGACACTTTAGCATAAATAGGGAAACCATCTTCGTTAGACGCTTCCGACCGGACCAAGGTTATAGAGAATTTCATAAAATATACACCTGCAAAAAACCTGCATTTTAGTTACAAAATAGTGCGTTTTGTGGTAGTAAATGTATAAAATTAAAAGATTGAAAAAAGTATAGAAACAAAAAAAGCCCCTGAAAATAGGGGCTTTTAAACCGTGGTCCCACCTGGGCTCGAACCAGGGACAACCTGATTATGAGAAAGAAACCATTATCGCTATATAAAATTGATTAACAGTTACTTAACACAAAGTAAAAAACGATAAACCTGCAAAAATCCTGCAAAAAAAACAAGGCCGGTAACCACACCAGCCTTGCAAAACTAACCAAAAAAAACTAAAAAAATATTTTATTTCGCTGCAAAAAAACCACCGGCAGCCCCCACAATACCCCACACATACCATTTTTTATACCAGGGCGCAGGCAAATTTACTTCAGCGGCCGTTATCCCGGTTACGGTTATATGCGGGTTACTATTGGTAATATCGGTAGTAAGGATCTCTTTACCTAAAAACCATTTTCGCTTAGTACCGGTTAACACCGTGGCGGTATTAGGAATAACGAGGCTATCCAGCGTAACGCCTTTTTGCGTGGCGCGGTAACCAAAGCTATACCATTTTTCGGCCACACGGCCCGATCGTTCAAACACGCAGGGCACCGTATCTTTAAATGCCACCGCAATGGTATCATATTTGGTAACCGTACTGTATTTTGTAATATAATGCAGCTTTGCAAATTCAGATGCCAGCGCCGCCAACTCTTTGTCCTTTTTTAAAAGCAATTCTTTTACCTGGCTATTTTCAAGTTGCAGGGTTGCTTTGCCGACAGTAACGCCGCCCAGTTTGTTTTGGTAATACGTTACTGTATCGGTTAGCGCGGATGTATTTGCAGTTCCGTTACCACGAACCCGGCTACACCACCCCACACTTAACAGCAGCGCAATTACAAGGGCAGCGATCATTATGTTTTTTATATTGTAATTCATAATTACGCCTCGTTTTCGCTTACATCGCCGGTTGCACTTAAATACACCCGCTTTACCGCCGCCGGCACACCTATAGAATATTCCGGACGGCGCGCCCCCATAAGGCGGTATTTACCTACACGAACAATATTAAACTGGTTACTCTGGTTACCCCCGGCAACATGGTAACACTCTTTATCTTCACCTATGTACAAGCCAACATGAAACCCACCGGAACGCTGAAATACCAACACATCACCCAGCATAGGCGGCGCAACCTCTTTACCGAATTTACCAAACGATGCCGCCCGAAGGCGCTCATACTTTGTAAACGCCACTTTCTTACCGGCACGCAGCGCCAGCACCACCATTGCTACGGCACACCAGGCCATTTCATCGCTGGTATAAATATCACTTACACCCGCTTCTTTTGCCATCGCCATAATTTCGGGGTTACTTTTTACACCCGCAACCTCGGTAGTGTTTAGCTTACCCAGTTTTACCGCTTCTACAACCATTTTAGGCAGGCCCGGTACATTATCCAGCCACGCATATTTTGTACTTATCTTTGCCATAACTATTCTGTTTTATCGTTTTCTATTAAATCTTTTAGATCTCCCGTTTTTTCAAAAGTGTAAAACCGCTTCATTAAAAATTCAGGCGGGTATCTTTTATCCGAAAGGAAATGAACATTTTTTACAACCTTAGATCCAGGGTATAGTATAGTACCATACTGCACTATAATTTTAAAACCTTCAGCAACCACGTTTTCACCCGCCATACGCGAAAGAATTTCAAGCAACGGATACACACCCATTATAATTATCCACATCTCAATATTTTTACCCCAAAACACCCGCCACTTAAAATCGCCAAACTTCCGGTGGTATTTGTAACCGAAATACATATTATTTACCAGCGCTATAAGCATACCCGTAAAAAAAAGCGTATTACTTTTAAACCATAAATTAAAATAATCTAATACCGCAGCAACAGGCAGGAATGCAACGCAAAGCTTTAAAAAGTATTGAATTTTTTCCCAAAATGTAGGCTGTTTTGCGGCCAGTAAAATAATAGAGTAGTACTGTTTTAATAAAAATATTTTCATTTTTTAAGATGGGTTTTCGTTTTCAATTACCGCCGCTCCCGCTTCAATTATCCCGGTAAGGCGTGTAATTTCTGCCTGAAGCGCATTAGCATTTTCTATAAGGCTTTGGTTTTCTGTTATCAAAGCAGTATTATACTCTTCAAGGTAACTGTTGCGCTCTATCAATGCATCATTTGCCGCCGAAGTTGCCGCAACATCACCCGCAAGGGCATCATTTGTTTTTTGCAGGGCTAAATTTATTTCGCCCGTAATTTCACTTAAAGGTATACCGGGCTCACCCGCTGCCATAGATACACTCATTACGGGTAGAGGTGTCTCAGTAATTATACCGCCATCTTCAACTATACGAACATAACCAACATGTGCGCCTGTTACCATACCTCCTTTTGCCCTTATAGTAAACTCGTAAAACTTCTTTTCTACCGTTGTTGCCATTGTATTTTTTTTTAAACTGATGTAATTGTTTCCCATGCGGTTGCGCCGCCTATCCTTAATTTTCCAAGCGTAGTATTGTAATACACCGCACCGGCCTCATACGCAGGCTCTGTACCTGTTGTATATTGTCCCGGCTTAATGATACCACCGCCCGTTATTTTACCCAACACCACCGCATTACCGGCATTATCTATATAAAAATACGGCGTATGGGTACCCTGCCCGTTTGCCAGGGTATTTTTACCAACATCTAACAGCCTTTTTGTTCCCGAACCAAAAGCAGTTTCATAGAAACTGGCCCGTATACCGGTATAACCCGCCGTTGCGCTTTGGTTTATTGTGCCTAAAAAATTATACAAAACACTACTCCCTGTAGCCTGGTTGTGCATATTAGCATTGCCAAACGTAACCACACTATTTGTACCTAAAGGGTTTATATTATTTGCAAACAGACCTCCGTTGCTATACAAACTACCGCTAAATATTAACTGGTTTGTTACCTGCGAAAACGTAAGGCTTGTAGTTACGTTGCCTATCTGGAGTGACCGGATAGCCCCGGTACCCGCCGACCCTACCATCACTTTTGCGACATCGCCCTCCCATTTAATATCTAAATACTCGGTATTAATAGTTTCGGCCACGGTGTTAAAAATCCGCACGCTGGATCCCTGCGGCAATACCGCTGTACCCGTTAAGCGCGCACCGGCTGCATTTGCTTTTAAATCTAAGGCCGTTTTTACCCCGCCCGACGTTATAAGGTGCGCGCTGGCCGCAGTAGGCGCAGTATCTATAGGGATGTACGTTTTTGCCGCACCGCTACCCGGCGCAAACACTACACCAGGGCCACCGGTAAGGGCAGGCTCACGGGCGGCAATGCCGCCAATAGCATCGTACAGCTCAGTAAAATTGTTGTTTATTTTTTCGCCGCCGGTCGGCATATCATCCGCCGCAGGGTCGTAGTCATAAGCACCGATATTTATTATTTCCTGTGGCATAACCTATAAATTGGGGTGGCTGAATTTTTTTGCCACATTACTAAATTTTATTGTTTTTTCACTCCATAAAAACCGCCGGTGCGGATCTGCAGGCCGCACATACCTGCGCGGCCGGAACCCTATTATATGTACTACATTATTATTTGCCATTACTCATAAATTACATCAGTTAAGGGGGTTAATATCGCTTCTTTCATTGTTAATTCGGTTTTACCTTTAAAAAGGTTTAGTTTGTAGCGCACCGGCAAAAAGAAGCGGTTTTGATCCAGGTACCTAAAAACTATGCGCTGTAGCGGGAACAACAATTGCAGCGCCGTGGCATCTATACTAAAAAGAGTAGTGGGCCGCACGCAGTGAAAGGCATACGCCATTGTTTTTACATAGGTTTGCACGGTGCCATCACTAAAGCCGTAAATTTTCCATTGTGCCCGGTTAGACACGTTTTCAGTGGTAAGGATAGACACCATAACCGAAAGTTTATCGTTAGGCTGTATTAACGGCAGCACCGCATAATCTTTAGGGAGTTTTGGCTGCCCGCCGTATGGCGCATCAAAGCCGTGATATGCCGCCATATAGTACACACCCAGTATGTTTTTAGAAAATAACGAAAAGTAATGCAGCAGGGTACCGCTCGCCCGCTCCAGGAATACACTTTTATTAAGACGGTTATTAAAAACATAATCGCGAACAAAAGAACTCACAGGCCACCGGGTTAAAAATAATTCTATTGGTAAAAGATCATCGTAGTTATGAAAATAGTTAAACTGTGAAAAACCTTCGCGCTCTACCGGTATACTCAAATACCTGTCAAACGGCCGGTTTGCAATATTTATATTATTACTAACCGATGTATCTACACTACAGGTTAATTTAACAGAAGTATCCAGCCCCACGGTACTACTGATATTTCGCACCGCTAAAACGCTTTCAATATCTTTTATTTCGCCCACGTTACTAAACTTCAGTACCTGCGGGTATACCCAAAAATACAGCACATTATAATCGTGCGTTGCACCCAGCGGCGGCAACACCCTTAACGTTACCCTGCCCGTTTTAGGGATGGTAAACTCCCAGTTAAATTTCATTGTTAAATGATATGCCCCACCCGCCAGGTAAGGAGCGGCCCGCGCCTCTATAGTAAACCGGTACAAACTCGCCAAAGGAAACCCCGGGCGGTTAGACATAAATTCTATATCATCTATAAACAACTGAAAACAAAACAGCTTATCAAACTGCCCTTCTTTAATACGCGCCTCCATCCAGGCATCATCATGCAGGGCATCGAGCGTAATAGAAGCATTAACCTCCATTTCTATTTCATAACGCCGGCCACCCACCACATAAGGCTTAACACTGCACTCCATATAATTTACAAGCGCGGATGATTCCGGGATATTAAACCCACCCGAAGGCATAGGCAACGTTGGGTAATAATAAAAATAAGGCTTTTCAAACCCCAGCGTTAGCGTAGCCAGGCCCACCTTACTCCAGTATGCGTTATACATATCTACATACCCTTCATTAAGATCATTTTCAACAGTTTCAGACCTCGAAGGGATACCGCCGCCATAGTAATACGTGGTAGATGTGTAATCCCGCACAAATACATCTTCAGGAAACAAACTTTCGTTAGTATCAGCCTCAAACCCAACAGCCACCCTACTATAAGGCGAATCGGCCGTAATTTGCGGCACGGTATTAAACAACGGTGCCACAGCCTCATGCGCTACCGTTACCGTGTCTTTATACACCCCGTCATGATAATACACCTCTGCAAGGCCGGTAGATTCCTGGCGGCGCGTAAAGCCCTGTACTATCCATTTGCCACGAAACGATAAAATTTGTAAACCCTGGGCGTTTAAAACCGCCTCCAGTATTGCGTAAAGGTCATCATACTTTTTACCATCTGTAAATGAGGTAAGATAAATACCGCTGTACCGCCAGTGCCAGTCTGTATTACCAATATTTACAAGGCTATGCTTAATATACATTTCCTGCTGCAGCCCGGTTTCTGCCAGCAAATACCCTAACAGTTCGGGCAGGGTAAAATAATTTTCATAAAACCACGGCTTAAAAACTTTACCCTTAAGCGATCCCAGCATATCTACCGCCGTAAATTCCACAAACACAGCACCGCTTTTATACGGCTCCCTGTAAGTATCCGGCAGTATAAAACCCTGCCACAACAGGCGCACTACACCATCGGCATCTATATTGCGCAGCTTTACCAAATAACGTTTTTCATCGCCGGTAAGCAGGTGCAAAAAATACCCGTCTGCACCGCCGGGCACCTGCATACTAAAATCAAGGCGGCTTACCATCATGGGCTGGTACAGCGCATCGCCGCCATCCCAGGTTAACCCCAAACTATCAGCCGGGGCAAAATGCTCTACCAGCGTGCGGGTATTTTCATACGTGTCTATAATTTCGATAGTAAACACATCGATGTTAAACGCATCAAAACCCAACGCTTCCGGATCTATATGGTACAAATGGATATAATCCAGCACCCGGATAACCATAGTTAACGATACATAACCGGGACCCGAATAGTTTGCAAACACCGACGTACCCACCGCCGTAAACGTAACCGGCGAACCGGTACCCGATGCAATAAAATTAAGATCATCGGCCAGGTTAACCGCTGTTTGCGCTACCGTAGCCCCAATAACAAAACCCGGCATTGGGTAATCTACAGCATACAACGCCACAGCTTCGGTTTGCAGCCGGAACCGTATGCGCATGCCCGCCGTGGGCTGTTTTAATATTTTTATTTCGAGTACATTCATGATCCGAAACGGTTATTTTTTTCGTTATTACGAGCCAGCACCAGGCGCAGCGAATCGCCGCTAATCTCAAAATTCCCCATAAATTGCACCATCATACCTTCGGCTGTGGCAGCAGGGTTTATCATATTCATAATATTATTTTGCTGCCTTTTGTTCAGTATCATTTCGCCACTATTCACACGGGCAAAAAGCCTGTCACCACTGGAAGATGAGCCGGGTATTATACCACCCTCGGCATACGACCCCGAAAACTGCCCCAAAACCGCCTTAAACGCCGCGCCCGCCGCCACAACAACAGCACCGGCCACCAGGGCAGACACAGGATTTGATAACGAAGTTTCGAAAGCTATACCCGCCACACCCACAGCAATAAGCGATTTACCAACATTTGTAATAAAATCGGCAATAAGACCACCCAGGCTTACAAAAACATTACCTATCGAAGCTTTACCCATTGCCATTTGCCCTACAAATTCGGCAAACGTAGCAACGGCATCCGCCGAAAAATTCTTTAAAGATTGAGTAACAGACGCTGAAAAATCAGCAGACATTTGTTTCATATTCTCCGAAAAAAGCTTAAACCTCACTTCAGCATCGGTAAGGGTTTTAGGGAGTACCGTTTGAAACTGCCCAAGACTAACAGGATCTATATTAAATTTGATAGCAACATCTAAATCGTTTATCCTTTTAGCAAGGTTTTCATAAACTACAGTACCCTCTTCATAGTTTTTTTGGATATCTAAAAATGCATCGCGCTCTTTTTGCAGTTCTTTTATACGGCCGTCGTTAGCGCCGTAACTAAACGATGGAGCTTTAAGGGTGTCATCGCCCGCCCGCACCGTTTCGAGCACCGTGGTAACGGTAACCCGTTTGTTTTCCAGTTTGGCTATTTTTTCACGCAGCGCCGCAATTTTTTCATCAAACCCCTGCACCTGATCGGATGTTGTAGCGCTGCCGGTACGCATTTTTTCCAGCACCGAAATTTGCTCATTGTAAAAATCTATAGTTTTAGCCTGGGCAGCGGTACTTGTAACGGTAGCATCGGCAACAACACCCTGCGCTTCGCCATATTTCTTTAAGGCACCAATTTGCGCATCAAGGTTTTTTAATTCTTTATCCTTAATAGCGAGGTAGGGAGCATACGCCTTACGCAGCGCATCGGCACCTTCGGCAGTAGTATGGAGGCTTTCAATATAACGTTCCAGTTCTTCCCGGTTTTTAATATCTACACCCGTAGTATCAATACCAAGCTTTTTGTAAAGCACACCCAACACATCATCCATGATGTTTTTATTCTCACCAAGCGCTTTATTCTCTACCTCGATACGCTGCGCGAAAAGATCCTGCCTTTTAGCCTGCGCCGCCTGAGCCAATGCTTTATTTTCAAGGCTTTTTACATAGTTGTTAACTGATTCTGTAACCTCTTTTGTATTTATATTCTCTAAGGTAATTTTACCATTATAGATATCATAATCAGCATTAAGCTTACTTATCGCCGCTTGTTTTTCTTTTTTAGAAAGTATTTCACTTTTCGCACTCTTCAATAACTCATTAAGCCCACCAACTTCGCCCGCTATACTTTTTTTTGCCTGAAGAGAAACATCGGCAACGGTTTTTTGAGCACTAACCATTTGATACGTCTCCCCTCTAAACAATTTATACGATAGATACAAAACACCTAAAACACCAGCCACAGCCGCAAAAGTTGATATATTTTTTTGCATTGCAGGACTTAAATCTACGAAAGATGTTCTTAGATCCACAGCCATTTTCATGACACTACCTAACCCAAATAAAAGCGGCCCCGTAGCCGCCGCAAGGCCAGCTACCACCGTAATAGTGTTTTTTGCCGCAGGGCTTAGTTCCCTAAACCACTGCACCGCCTCGTTTAACACATGCACCAGTTTTGTTGCAATAGGTAAAAGCGATTGCCCCATTTCGGCCGCAAGGGTTTTTAAACCTTCCTGCAATACACGCGCCTGGTTAGCAAAGCCACCGCCGGTACGGGCAAAATCGCCCTGGGCATTTGCCGTTTGCTGCATTACATACGCATAGCGCAGCTGCACCTTTTCAGCCTGGGTAAAGTCTTTTATGCTTTTTGTTATACCCCTGCTTAACGCAAATTGCGCCAGGTTAGCCTCAGTCATTACAATACCCAACATTTTAAGGCTTTCAGTCTCGCCGGTAAACACACCGTTAAGTGCCGTGGTTGCCTGCTCTATGCCAATATTTTTAAACGATGCCAGATCGCCCGCCAGCCCCACAAGAGAGGTACTCATTTTCGCCGCTTCGGGGCGCACTATACCCATACTGGTGGCCATATCACCAAACAGCGAAGCCATATCGAGAGCACTACCCTCGGCAATACCAAAATTTTCCAGCGTTGTTTTAGCAAAATCCCTAACAACATCCTGGCTGTCTTTAAAGGCAACATCTACTTTGTTACTGCTTTCCTCCATATCGCTGGCAAAATGCACCGCAGCACCCGCCGCCAGTAAAATCGGCGCAGTAAAATACATACTCATATTGCGGCCATATTCCTGCAACTGTTTGCCCTGGGCCACCATTTGCCTGTTTGCCGTTTGCATTTCAGTACTAAACTGCTTTAAATCGGCAAAGAATTTTATATTTATCGAAGCTAAACCCGCCATATACTTTTTTTGTTAGTATTTTTAAGCATACAAAAGGAAGGGCAGGGCATTTGCCCCACCACCTTAATGAACCCAAAAAAAACATGAAAAAACTAATTTACTATAGTACCCTGTAATCTTCCCGCCGCTTTGGCAGCATCTATTTTATCCCAAACACTCATGCCGCTTTGCAGCTTTTGCAGGCGTTCGGTTTCTTCTTCCTGCACCTGTTCGGGTGTTTTAACCTCCCACGGCATTGCATAAAGGCTTGTTTCTGTAGCCTGGCTATTTTTTAAATGCGGCAGGATAGAAAAATAAGCCATGCGGCGCACCTGCAGCATTAAAAAACTTTGCTGCGCTTCGTGTTTATTTGCATAACCCTTAGCATGGTTATAAAACTGGCGCGGGGTAAGACTGTACAAATAATGTATTTGCAGACCCATTTCGCCACAGCCATAAACCTCAAAATCATCCCAGGTTATTTCTCTGTTACCGGCACCGGTGGTATCTGTTCCGCTGCCGCCGTCTGCTTTCCCGCGTCCTGCATCCTGGGCATGCTTTGCATAAACAACCGCGCTATATCGGTTATCTTATCTACATTCTCGTAAACCCATACCGCAGCATCATCCTGCGGTATATCTGTTTTACTTACCGCCGCAGCCACTACAACAACATCGGCCACGATATCTATAACAGGAAAAGGGATATCGAAATTCACAAGATCGGAATCAGCGACATTATTTAAATCGACACCCTCAGGGAAGAGCGAAAAAACCGCTTCGCTAAATTTCTTCAGCACGGCCGCAGGGCCGTTTAAACCCCACTTTTCGCTAATGGCACGAATAAAAAAATAACCAAAGGCAATTTCTATTTCGGCACCGTTTATTGTTATTATAAGCTTATTCATTTTTTTTTGGTTTTAGTTTTTTGAAAGAAAAATTTTCCCTGCCCGGTTAAGACAGGGAAAATTTTGTTAAGAATATTACAGTTACGCAGGCACCACACCTTTTACCAACGTGCCATTACCTTTAAAACTAAAAGTAGTTGTACCTGTAGAACCCGTTGTTGCCGTAAGGCTACCACTGGTTATACCCACCTGGCCGCTATACAACACAGAACCCACATCGCCGGTAGTAAACTCTACATCAAGAAAATCACCAGTTAACAACAACCCAAACATATCATCGCTGGTAACATGGGTAGTAACACCGGTTTCCTGCGTTGCGTATAACGCGTTCGTGCTCATTGTCCAGGCATAATCGCCATTAGTAAATTGTTTGCCATCAGTATCTTTTGTAGCAATATCTTCCGTATCCCTGTCTATTTGCAAACTACACTCAGTAGCGTGCCAAAGCGGTTTTCCATCATACGAAACCCGCATTAATTTACCCGGTATAAAACCCATATCGTTTGTTATTTTTTAATTAATCAGGGTATGCGGTACATTCAAACCGCATAACACTTACATACTCTTTATTATCTGTAACACTAAGGCCGTCATCTTCCTGAAAGAAAAAAGGCGAACCCAGCAGCGCAGCCTGCACAACATTTTTTAAAGCCAGGCACGCAGCATAACCGTTAGATTCAAACACAAGCGAAATAAAAACATCGTAGTTTTTCGCACCATCCATAGTTACAGCCCGCCCATTACTTATTTGATATAAAGCAAAAGGATAACCCTCTTTTACATCGGCCTGGCGCGGCGTTAACCGCGAGCCTACCACCGCAGTAAAACCATCGGTTAACATAAGGATCCTGCACAACTCTTTCGAAACTTTATCTTCCATTACCTAATGCATCTATACGTTTTTGAATATAAGCCGCCACACTACTTTCGGCATCGGCAGTAACACCGCCTTTTGTCTGGTCATACGCGCGGCCGCTAAAATCGTTAGCTTTAGTATCACCCATACTTACCGAACCTTTTTTATTACCCCGCCGTTTCGCATCGCTTTTTAACGCAAGGGAAACAAACCGCCCACGACTATCACGGGTAGAACCCCGCACGGTAAACTTGTTAAAAATACGGTGGCCATCATTTACCCAGCTGCCAAAATACCCATCGTTACTACCCTTTGCACGGGCACCCACATACAGTTTTGCATTAACGGGATCTTTACCGGTAATTGTACCTATAGATTTTTGAAGTGTACCACGATCTTGTTTTTTACCGTGCCTTGCATACAGCGTTTTTCGCTTGTGCACCGGCGCTTCACGCCGCATTGCCTTTACAGTTGCCTGCGCTACCTTCCGGAGTATTTTAAGTATCTCAGTACGCTTTTTACGATCATTACCTAAAAGCTGTATTTTTCGCTGCAACTCTTCAAAACCGGTAATTTCTACAAGTGGCCTACTCATACGAACCGCAGTTCATAACTAAATGGGAGCGCTGTAGTTTAGCTACATGGATAACCTTAAACTTTTGCCCATCCTGTAAATGCACTTCCAAATCTGACACATTAAAAACACCGGGCCTGGTACGTATGGTAAATACATTTTTTACTATATGATGCACTTTCTCTTCAGACACCAACACACCGGTATCACTGTTTACCGCCGCCCTTGTAGTACATACATCAGTAAAAGTTTCTACATCTTCCATATACTCACCCTTTTGCAAAACACGTTGCTTTATAGTGATCAACGTAGTTAACTCGCCTGCAAAGGGCCGTTTAACCGCCATAACCTAAACGTAGTTACGGTGCGCACGCAGCAGCGTTTGCGCACGGCGGTTGTACACATCGCCACGATCTTCGCGGTATTCGTACAGATCGGCCAGAATAAGAAGCGCCGCCGATTTTACAGAATAAGGTACCGTTAAGGCAAACTCAGTACGCAGTTCGTAAACTTCAGGAAGATCTTTAAACATAACTCCCGGACCAAAACCACCCTTATACAATTGGGTATAACTATCAGCGGGTAAATCAGTGAATTCCACCTCACCATCATACTTAATTTTAACAGAGGTAAGCACGGCATCACGCCAATCCCTTACCGTGACACTGCAAAAATTATCCTGGGTTTGCACAAATGTTGCATTCACAATGGCCCGGTTTAAATAATCGGATGCAATAGAGACAGCCCCGTAAACCTTACCCTGTATATCGGCATCCTTTTCAGTATAGCCTAACTCAATATTTAAGTGATCTTTTGCTTCATCCAGCGTTATTAACTGGTAGCCGGGAACGGGTGTAATTTCAACAGGCATAGCGTTTTTTTTTGTGGTTACACTGGCATCGGCCATTTGCGCCGAACCAAACAGCATTACGCCCGCCAGGGCAATTTTAAAAATGTTTTTCATAATGAAAGATTTAAGATTTTTTAAATACTACTTTGTGAACATTACTTTTTCATAGCAAGGAAAAAGGTTAACCTAACGCCGCCGGTTTTTCCGTGGCGATGACCGCTTGTTTTTCTGAAAGCTCTTTTTTAAGGGATTCGATTTGAGCCGCCTGCCCATTTACTACAGAATCAGTAGAATCTAAATCAAACCGAAACTTTTTTATTTCAGCATCACGATCTTCAATAACCTTTTTAAGGTTTTCAATTTCTGACACGTACCCTTTTACCGCTTCTTTAAGCTGGGTGTTTTCGGTTTCGAAAGCCTTTACATCAAGCTTATTTGTTTCGGGCTGGTCTGCATCATCGGTATAACGGGCATACCCCGCATTTACCAGTTCAGCCGCCTGATCTTCATTAAGTACCGCCACATCATCGGCATTGTACGCCAGCCCAAAAACCCCGGTAGGCGAAAGAAGGAAGCGTATTTCTTTTGTCCCGTCTTTTATTTTATTTTTAGCCATAACATTATTATTAGAGATTAAACACTTTTTTTTAAAGGAAGCGCAGGACAGTTAACCCAGCCTACGCCGCTCTCAAAAAATATACTTTACACCGTAACCCAGTCTTTAATTACCGTAAATGCTTTTGCCTGGCGCACGAACATATCGTAAAAAGAATTAAGGATAATTTGTATTTGCCCTTCACTCTTTTTTGTCACCTGATCAATTGTAAGATCATACCAACCCCACTGGTTTATCATGAATTGGTTCCAGTCGCCAAATATCGCCGCACTCAAATCGGTAGTAGTATGCGTACCTTTAGCAAGGTTATTCGGCATTAACGTACTTTCTTTAGACGGATATCCATTTATACGCCCATCTTCACCCATTAAGAAAATCGCCTGCCCGGAAACCTTTTGGGTAGTTTGAAGCTTACCTGTAGTTTCAGGGTTTACCAACCACCCGAATTTAGCACCCGGAAGCACCGCATTACCCGAACGCACTTTTACACCTGCAGAAACAATTTGCGCAAATGTAGGATCACCACCATTTGCACCAGCCGCCACTGAATTAGTACCCGATGCATTAAGGATACCCATAGGTATAAAACCTGTACCAATGCCAGATATCGCAGTTTGATCCAACTTTAAAGCCACAACCGCATTTATATCTTCTAACGTCATACGCTCTAAATCGGGCGTAGATTGCATGATGTTCATTAAAGAAATCAACACTTTAGAAGTAAGGCGTTTTGGCGTACTGTTTACAGTACCGTATTCGTTTTGCGACTCGGTAGCCGAATCTTTTTCACCCTGCCAGTTTGCGGTAATACCACCCTTGTTTACTATAAACTCCAGGTTACCCGTTAAACCAGTATTATACCTGGCACCAAGCTGGGCAATTACAGGGTTTGGCCTTAAAAACTCAATAACATCACGCTGTTGCTCAGTCGCAACCAACGCAGCACCGTAAATACCACCATCGCCGGTTACACTTTGGCCGCCACGTTTTTCAGGCTTAAACATAGGGTTACGCAACTCTGTAGGCACACCCACACCAGTCATTGTTATACCCTCTACCTGTGCACGCTGCTGCGCTTCCTGGTGCAACTCTAACTCTACACCACTTAACGGCAAATGCCCTATACCATGCAACTGCGAACGCAAAACCTTATGTATAGAATAACCCTCTAACATTTTGCGTTTTTCCGCACCTTCGCCATCGCCCTTATCGGTAACAACTGGGTTAGCGGTACGGCGGGCAATTTCCAGTTCCAAAGCTTCGGCTTCTTCAGCACGGCGGATATCATCGTTTAACCCGCGAATTTCACCCTGAAGCGAATCCCATGTTACTTTTTCTTCAGTACTAAGATTGCGGTTTTCCTTTTCGGTCGCATCCTGCATCCTTTTCAGGTCGTCCTGTTTCGTGGTACGTTCCTGCTTTAACTCCCATGCTTTTTTTGCCATGTTTTAAAAATTTAATTCGTTAATTAATAATTCCCGTTCACGAAACGAACGCTGTATTTCTATATCATCGGCATCGGGTGCCGGTAGTTCTTTTTTAAAATCATCAAAGCTGCGTTTTGCCACCTCGGTATCATTATAGGCAGGGTAGGTTACCGGCGATACATCATAAAGGCGCTTTACCTTAATAATTTGCCTTAACGGCAAATCTTCATCCCGATACACCCACCTTTGTTCTGATATAGAAAAACCAAAACTGCTTTGGGTAACATCGCCGCTTTCAATCGCATCCTGAAGGTCGAGCGCAAAAGAACGGTTAGGCGTGGTATACGAATAGGTTAGGCCCTTTGCATCTAACGCCAGGGTTAACGTACCTTTACCGTTTACGCTACGCGCCAGGATAAAATTAGGATCGTGGTTAAACAGGGCGCGTACATCATCATTTAATACTTCATCAAAAGCACCCGGCAAAACTTCTTCTTCCCAAATATTTGCAATATTGGTACGACTGTTAAAAAGGGCAGCATATCCAAAAATATCATCCTTATTATCGTTATCGGCACGTTTCTCCATACGTACTTCCGACGTGAAAAAACGGCGTTCGGCACCTTCAATATTTTTTATATAGTCGTTTTGCTTACTCATAATTATTCAGATTTTAGGGTTTCTGCCTGTAAAGTTTTAAGGTTTTCCATCATCGCTTCCAGCGTTTGCATATTGGTAGGCTGCAGGTAATCATCCAGGCCGTCTACGGGGTTCATATCTTCCATGGCGCGCACTTCATTACGGTTCATGTACCCGGCATATATGGCAGCGGTATAATACTTTTGCTTCATATCGAGATCGCCGCGCAAAAGTTCGTTCTGGTTACTTTTTATATATACCGATCCGCGTTCTTTGGTGCTGAATAACTTACGGTTACATTCCAGTTCCTGCGGCTTTACCCAGCGCATAAGCGTGTATTGTACATGCTCTGTGCTTTGCTGGTATATATTACTGTAATTTGCATTGTCGAGGTTTTTAAGTTTGTGCGGGGCTATGTTAAGCCATCGGCAAACTTCGAGTACGCCGTTTTTATTGGTTTCTAAAAACTGGGCTTCGGCAGGGGTAACCGTAAGGCTTTTATACTCCATACCATCATCCAGCAGGGCCACTTTATTTACCCCGCCCAGTTTACCGAAATCACTGCGAATGCCGTCTTTTACAGCATCCCGAATTACTTTATTTGTTATAGCCTCTTTTGCCGTAATCACGCCATACGTCATGCCTTTACTCTTGTATACATCGCCGGCATACTCCTGGGCATCGAGGCTTACACCTATAGAGGCGGCGGCATAGGCAATAACACTGCAGCCCATTTTACCGTTAAGGGAAAAGCCTTTAAAATGCAGGATATCATTACCCGATAGTAATTGCCCACCGTGGTAATACAAGAGCGTATCGTCTTTTTCTACCACGGTAACGTTATCCAGCAGGCGAAAAAGTTCGGCCGCGCCGGTGCTTGCATTGCGCACCACACGCACGTATGCGTTACCGGGGTTTATGCAGCGCAGGGTTACCACCTTCCAGAAATCGAACGCCGTCATAGACGGGTTAGGCTCGGTAGATATAAGGTAGTTTACAGGATGGTCTTTATATTCAAAGCGCTGGTTACCGTCTTTTTTATAGACCGATTTACCCATCAGGGCCACATCGGTACTAATAATATCTACGGCCGCAAAGTATGAGCTTAACGTTAGCGCGCTCTTACCGTTTGCCATGGTACCGCTGCCAAACAGGCCCCCAAAAAAGCCGCCGCCATGGTTTACAGGCGTAGCATCTGGGGCGGTAAAGGCATTGGTTAAAAATCCCATAATTACGTGTTAATTATGGTGCTAAAGTAGGATAGGGATTTTCTTTACTTATCGGTCATTGACGGGTTTGTAACAAAAAAAATCCGCACAGGGGCGGATTCTAATACATGTTGTTAAAATGTAGATTTTTCAAGTACACCTGTTACTCTTTACGCTTTGCAACGGTATAAATATTTTTAGCAAATACAAATATCTCGAAAGCAATAAGGGCGTACACCAGTATTTGCCGTACGGCCCGCGCCTGCACCCAAACCCAATCTAACAACAGGGTAGTGGTAAACGGCACAAACACAACCAGGGCAACCAAAGCCAGTAATTTTTTTTCTGTATTATCCATTATTTTTTAATTGTTTGTTACGCCTTGATATATACCGATTGAAAGCCTTATAATCGCTGTAGCGGTAATACCCCAAAAATTCGTTATGCAGTTCGTTTACATACTCAAAACAGGCGGTATTTGTGGGGAACCGGGCTTTATCCGGCAGGCTGTTAAACCAGTATAAATAAAATCCCTCACTGGTGCACAGCTTTTTCATTATATCTATCTGGTCGCGTAGTTTTTGCTCGGCAATGCTATTGGCACGTTCTAAATGTTGCATAAATTAAGGGGTGGTTTTATTGGGGTTAATTTGTAGTAATTTACTACAACGAAAACGAAATAGTACTTATTGCACCCGCTTTGTTTTAACACGTATGCTATTTGTAACTATACCCGTTAAACTTAACAGTTTTCGCGGCACA